CACCCGAAGATCCGCAAAAGTCCCCGGACAAGTCCCCGGACACCCACGGGGGACCCGATGAGCCTCGTGAGCATCGCGGTCTGGTTCGTCGGCTGCGTGGCGGTCGGCGCCGTCGTGGGCTGGGCGTTGAACGGCATCACCCTCATGTCAGAGCGGAGCTGGAACCAGATGGTCTCGCGCGACGAAACCGATCCCGAGCAGGTCGACCCTTACGACTGGAGCAACACCAATGGCAGTTAACCGCGTGGTCCAGATGCCCGAAGGCGACAGCTACCCGGCCGTCCTCGGCCACTGGCTTCCCAAGCTGCTCGGGAGCGATGACACGGTGCTCGCGGGCAAGGCGTACTTCCGCATGCGGTTCAACGCCGCGGGCCAGCTCGTGTCCCCTTCGCCCGGCCACCTGGGGCATGCCGGCGTGCATGTACGCCAGTACCGCGCCCTGCGCCAGCGGTGGGGCTGGATCACCCCGGTCGTCTGGGTGTTCGCTTGGTTCGCCAACGAGTTGTTCGGTGGCGGGACCATGGAGGCTGAGGCGGACGCGTACGCAGAGGCCAACCGCTATGGCCCGGTGCTCACGCAGCAGTTCCTCGCACTGCGCGCCGTGATCAGCAAGGCGGTACCCGGTGCCAAGTGAAATCCTGATGAGCGAAAACCCGCATGGATTCGCGGTCGGTGAGTTCCTCGACTTCTACGACACCCTGTGCAGCATCCAGAAGTCGAGCCTCGCAGACGAAGACTGCATTTGGCTCGGTGTCAACGAACCGAACGCGAAAATCCTCACAGGTGACGGGACTGGTTGGCACGACTATCCGCTCCCGCCGAACGTGACCTGCACGACGCGGATGCACCTCAACCGCGAGCAGGTGGCTGCATTGCTGCCAATTCTCCCGCGGTTTGTCGAGACCGGCGAGGTCGAGGCTGTGGCGTTCTCCGAGGAGGAGGCCCCGCTGCAGTGGTACGAACTCATCAACCCGAGCGACCCGATCGAGTTCTCAGCCGAGTCCGATGAGGTGGCCGCGCTCGCCGCGTTGGTCCTAGGTGTTGGCTCGTACTCAGCGCGTCGACTCATCAACGGCCAGGCTGTTGGACCGCAGGTTATCGGTTTCGCGTTCTTCGGCGGCGATGGTGGCTACCAGACGATCTACGGACGGTCGCTGAACGAAGGCATGAGCGCTCTCCGGGCTGAACTGACCAGTGCGTTCGCGTCCTTCCGAATCAAGGGCGGAGGCGAACGGTCGTCGCTCAGTGACATCTGCGCCGTTGCCCATCGGAACGCCAAGGTCATCACGCGCGGGGGGGTAGCGCCTTGAACTACACCGTGCGCCCCATCTCGTCATGGCCGGAGGGGATGCTGAAGCACGCCACGCACTCGCGCTTCAAGGCCAGCTACTCCCAGAGCGAGGACCTGACTGCCGCCGAGCGCGACGTGATTCGGCGATGCCGCGAGATGCGCCGCGCCATTGCCGACTCGCAGGCGTTCGCCCGTGAGTGCGGACGCGAGCTGGTGACTTTCACCCATGATGATGTTGGTGTCATCGCGGGATTGCTGGTCGCTCTCGAAACGAGCGTGAAGCGAGGCCTCCTTACCGACTCCACACCGACCGGCACCATTCAGTATGAGGAGGCCCGCTAGGTGCCAGTGCGTCCAGCCCAACTATCTGCCCTCGCGACGCGCCTAGTAGCCGACCCAGAGCTCGCGCGGGTGGACCGCATTGCGATCGCGATGGCCATGAGTGCCGATCAGTTCCGCGTCGATGACATCGCGCGACTCACCTCGATCCGCCGGCAGACGATCCTCGGCTTGCGCGCGCTGAACGGCCTGCCCCAACGACCACCCAAGAGCGCCTCCGCAGCAGTGAACCGGCAGTTGGACCCCATCGTCGCAGCCATCGCAGCACCGGGATTTCGCGCGCGTGGATTGCAGCTCACCTGCCGTGAGCTCGGTATCCACGAGATCAGCGGGTGGGGCATCCAGCGCGCCCTTGACTACCTGCGTGCCTCGGACAGCACGCCGGAAGAGCCGCGAGTACTCCGCTGCCCTGGCTGCGAACAGAAGACCACCGCTCACCCTTGTCAGCACTGCGGAACGGAATGGCTGCCATGAGCACCACCGAGATCGGCCTCGAAGTCGACCTGAAACCAGTACTCAGCTGGCTCGCCACGATCCCAACCGAGATCCCGAAGGCGAACGCCTATGTCCTCAACCTGACGGGTGAGAAGGCGCTCGCGATGGCACGGGAGATGGTGTCGGCCAAGTTCACCGTCCGGGTGCCCTGGGTGCTCCCACCTGCCCGTCTGCCGCGCGAGTGGAAGGCACGGAGCGACAACCCCGTCATCCTGATCTCGCTCGGCTACGGCGGCGCCAAGTCCTCTGGTGGCGATCGTCGACGCAACATGCTGGGCAAGTTCGAGCGCGGTGGTGAGAAGGTGGCCAAGCGGGACGACGAGCCGATCGCGATCCCGACGAAGGCCATCCGGCCGACTGCCACGGCGAAGGTACAGATGAGCATGTACCCGAAGAGCCTGCGCCTGGCTGGCCGGCTGGATCCCGCAGCCATCCGACTGCCGAAGCAGACCCGCCAGCTCAAGGGCGGTGGAGCGGTCGGTGCCGGTAAGCGCGGCACGTTCGAGCTCGACCCCGCGATGATGAAGGGACTCGGCGAGCGCGCGTGGGGCATCTACCAGCGGTTCGGGCCCAAGCGGAACGACGTGGCGATGATCTGGGCATACCGGCGTCGCATCCCCATCCCGAAGCGCCTGACCTTTCACACCGAGGCCGCGGAGATCGTGTCGACCTTCCTGCTCCCACGTCTGCAGGAGGAGTACGAGAAGCGATGGGCTCGGGAGGCATCGGCATGATGGCGCGCGCACGCACTGAGGCGGTTCGGCGTGGCACGGTTCTTGGGCGCGCAGGGGGTCGCGGGTCCTCCCCCCCCCCACCCCCCTGCGGGTATCCGCAGACCCCAGCCGATCACCCTCCAATACCACCCCAAAATGCAGGTTGGGATTGGAGTTAAGTGCCGCCCCGCGCACAGACCATCGCGCTCGAGGCGATTGCCGACGCGTTCGGCGTGAGTACGGAGACCATCCGCTTGTGGCGGAAGGACGGGATGCCCCATCGCATGCAGAGTGGGCGGCCCGTCTTCGTGCTGCGCGAGTGCATCCGGTGGCGCCGGGAGCAAGATCGCCAGACTGACACCGAGCCCGAAGCCGTCTCGGCCAAGACCGAACACGCCCTCAAGGTGCGGGCGGAGCGGCAGCTGCGCGAGCTCGAACTCGCGGAGCGCAGCCGTGATCTCGTGCCGATCGGGGAGAGCGGCGCCTTCATGGAGGAGTTCGTCGCCGCGCTCGCGGCAACAGCAGCGGGGCGGCTCACCCGGTTCGAGCGCGACATCGTCCGGGCAAGCACGCCGGCGGACGCTCGTCGTGTCACCGCAGCGATCCACGTGGCGCTGATGGAAGGCATGCAGGAGTTCGCCGACACCGTCGAGGCCGCCGGCGACGCCGATGCGCCCCTCATGCCGGTGCCCGAACCGAAGCCCACCCGGTCGCGAGCGAAGCGGCGGAAGACCAAGTGATTCCAACCGCTGAAGCGCCGACGCCGCGTCAACGTCTCGCGCGCCTGGCGGCAGCGACGGTGCGCCGCTTGTGCACGATCCCGACCGACCATACCACCACGGAATGGGCCGACCGCCACCGGCGGCTCCCCGAAAGCTCGACGGCGCCGGGCCGCTTCGACTCGTCCGTCGCGCCCTACACGCGGCGATGGATGGACCTGGGCGCGGATCCGGGCACCGAGATGATGGTGATGTGCTGGGCGTCGCAAACGCTCAAGTCGACGACGATGGAGAACATCATCGCGTACCGGCTGGTGCGGATGCCGTCGCCGATCATGCTGGTGCGCCCCAGCCAGGAGGACGGCGAGAACTGGTCCAAGGAACGGTTCGCCGCGATGGTGCGGGTGACGCCCCAGCTCGCCGCGCGCTACAAGCCACGGCAGAGCACCCTCCGGTACCGGAAGTTCGACGGCGCCTTCCTCTGGGTCGCCTCGAGCCAGTCCGAGGCGGACCTCTCCTCGTGGTCGGCACCGATCGTCATCATCGACGAAGCCGACCGCATGCAGCCCTTGCCCCAAGGCAACCCGGTCGAGATCGCCTCGCGACGCATGGGCGCGGCCGACGTCGGCACCCTCATCGTCATCTCGACCCCGGGCCTCGCGGATGACTCAATCATCTGGCCGCTCCTCGAGGCGGGGACGTTCGAGCTGCTCCATGTCCCCTGTCCCCACTGCGGCACCAAGCAACCGCTGGCCTGGCGGCGGGAGACCCCGGGCGGACGCGACGAGTACTGCCTGCGGTGGAAGGACGGTACGAAGCGCGAGGCGATCTACATCTGCGCCGAAGGCTGCATCATCGAAGAGCGGGACAAGCGCGACATGGTCGCGGCCGGCGAGTGGGTCGCCTCGAATCCCGAGGGGGCCTATCCGAGCAGCCACCTGAATGCGCTCTACTCCCCGTTCTCCAAGACCAGTTGGAAGGTGATCCTCTCGAAGTGGGATGCCGCGCAGGGGAAGCCGAGCGACCTGCAGGTCTTCATCAACACCTTCCTGGCGGAGTGCTGGAGCGAGACCGATAGCCGGGTCACCGCCGAGAAGCTGAAGGAAGCCGAGCGCCTCGAACCCTTGGTGCGGTCGGTGGTGCCCACCGGCGTGGGCCTCATCACGATCGGCGTCGACATCCAGGACAACCGCATCGAGGTCCGGGTGTGGGGCTGGGGCGAGGGGCTCGAGAGCTGGCTCATTGACAAGCGCATCCTGCCGGGCGACACCGCGCGCGACCCGTCGCACGCTGATACGGTCTGGACCGATCTCGATCAGGTGCTCGCCGAGTGCTTCATGCACGAGAGTGGCCGACCCATGTATGCCTCGGCCGTGATGATCGACTCCGGCTTCCGCCCGGGTCAGGTGTACCGGTTCTGTGATCCCCGACGCACGCGGCCGCGGGCGAACCGTCACATCTACGCGACCAAGGGCAAGGGCGGCGAGCGGGAGTTCCTCTCGAAGCCGACGCTGCAGACGAAGCGTCGCATCCCGCTCTACACGATCGGCACCGACACGGCCAAGGACGAGTTCCTGCGCTCGCAGATCTATGAGCCGACACCCGGGCCGGGATTCGTGCACCTGCCGAAGTGGGCCAGCGAGGACGACGAACTCGACCAGCTCGTCGCCGAGGAGCGCAAGCGGAAGTTCGTGAAGGGGCGGGTGGTCCACGAGTGGCGGCGGAAAAAGGCCCACCTCCCCAACGAAGCACTCGACTGTCGACTCGGAGCCCGGGCGGGCGTGGAGGTCCTGGGCGTGCGGGTGATCAAGCAGCTGGGCGCCCTCGCCGCCGCAGTGGCTGAGCCTCCGGAGGAGCCCGTGCCGCCTCCCGCGGCACCGCGCGTGGAGTCGAGCGTGCAGCGCGCGGCCCGGCGGCCGCCACGGAACTGGGTGACCCGGCCACTCGGCTGAGGCGTTTTGGTTCCGGCGCGCGGCACGCGAGACAATCTACGCGTGACCACGCCGCCCACTTCCGTCCCGCTCAGCCTGATCGCTGGCGACACGCTCACCTTCGAGCGGTGCTTTGCGGGCATCACCCCCGGGCCCACCATCACGCTGGCGGTCTACTTCAATGGCCCGTCGGAGTGGGGTTGGCAGGAGGCGTGGGTCGACGAGAATGAGGCGCTCACTGGCTGGGTGATCACGGTCCCGGGGAGCGCCACCGCCAGCTTGGTGCCGGGCACCTATCGGTGGTTCATCCGGCTGACGGAGGGTGCAGCGGTGAGCACCGTGGAGGTCGGCACCATCACGGTCCGGCCGAACCCGGCCAGCGCGGTGCCCGGTGCCTACCAGACCTTCGAGGAAGAAGCGCTGGCCGTCGTGCGTGCGCGTCTCAAGGGTGACCTCTCCGGCGGCATCATGGACTACACGCTCTATGGCCGGACGGTGCGTCGGTATGCGCTCGGCGATCTGCAACGGATGGAGCGGCGCCTCGCCATCGCGGTGGCCCAGCAGCAGGGGCATGGGCGCACCATCCAGCGTATCCCCATGAGCTTCGGACGGCCCGGGTGATCCGGCTCGACCTGCCCGCGCCGACGGTCCGCCAGGCGGCGAAGCCCGCGCCCTCCCGCCGGTTCTATCCGGCGGCGGAGGTCTCGCGCCTGACCGAAGATCTGATGGCGCCGCTGCTCAGTGCGAACCGCGCGCTCGAGGGCGGGGTCCGGACCATCCGGGCCCGCGCACAGCTCCTCGAGCGCAGCGACCCGCTCGTGCGAAAGCTCCGGGCCATCCTCGCGAAGAACGTCATCGGGCCCAACGGCTTCACCCTGCAGGTGCCCTTCGGCACGCGGGAACAGAATCAGGCGATCGAGTGGGCATGGTGGGAGTACGCGAACGACAAGCGCGTGCACGCTGGTCAGCGCTTCAACCTGCGGCAGCTGCTGACCATGGCGCTGATCCGACGGAAGCTGGACGGCGAGGTCTTCCTGCTCCGCACCCTGCGCAGCGATTCCCCGCACCGCATCGCCTGGCAGCTGCTCGAGGCCGACCAATGCCCGATGGCTCTCAACCGGAGCGCGACGCGCACGCAGCCGGAGATCCGGCACGGTGTGGAGCTGGATCGGTTCGGTGCGCCAACGGCCTTCTACTTCCTCGACGACCATCCGAGCGAGGGTGCGACGCAGGCACGTCGGGTGCCCGCCGAGGACGTCCTGCACTACGCGAATCTTGAGCGCCCGGGGCAGGTGCGCGGTGTGCCGGAGATCGCCGCGACCATCCTGCTACTGGCGCACCTCGGTGGGTACCGCGAAGCGGAGCTCGTCGCCGCACGCCAGGGCGCGAACTCGCCGCTCCTTCTGCGGCCGGATCCCGAGATCTGGGCACCGAAGGAAGGGGACGATGCCAAAGACCTGGCCAACATGGCGCCATCACCGAGCGCCCCGGGCGAGTGGACAGTCCTGCCCGTCGGCTTGGAATCCGTCGCGCACGACCTGAAGCACCCCAACGCGGGCTTCAGCCAGTTCACGAAGGACATCATCCGGTCCGTTGCGGCGAGCTGGGATGTCTCGTATCCGACGCTGGCGGCCGACCTCGAGGGCGCGAACATGAGCTCGGCGCGCGTCGGCGAGCTGCAGGACCGGGACGGCTACCTCACGATGCAGGAGGAGGTCATCACCGACCTGCTGCAGCCGATGCTCGCCGCCTGGGCCGACATCGCCCTCCTCACCCGCAAGCTACCGATCCGTGTCAGCGAACTCCCTGCCCTGCTCCGCGTGGCCACGTGGCAGGGTCGGCGTTGGAAGAGCGTCGACGAGCGCAAGGAGATGCAGGCACTTGACGTCGAGATCAAGCTCGGCATCCAGAGCCGCACCAACGCGTGCGCCGAACGCGGCCGGGATTTCACCGACATCCTGCACCAGCTCAAGGACGAACAGGAATTGGCGAAGCGGCTCGGCGTGAAGCTGGAGACCACCGCGTCGCCGTTGCAGCCACCCCGCCCTACCACCACCGAGGACCCGGAAGATGACGAAGAAGATGACACCGACGACGAGCCTGCGCGTCGCCTTCGCGCCATCGGTTGAGTTGCCGGAGGATCTGGTGGAGGGCCGTCGGGCCGCCACCACCTCCGACCTCCAGGAGCTGCCGGTCATGTACCGGTCGCTCACGATCGAGCGACGTGCGCCAGCCGAAGGCGAGGACGAGGCACCGCTGCCCACGCTGGCGATGAGTTCGGAGAGCCCCGTGCTGCGCTGGGGGTGGTACGAAATCCTCGACCACCGCGCGGAGTGCGTGGTGATGGACCGTGCGAGCCGCGGTTTGCCCCTCCTGCTCAACCATTGGGGCGATCGGCATGTCGGGCGGGTCGAAGGGATCCGCATCGATGAGGACCGCATCATGCGCGGCGAGCCGCGATTCAGCCGCAAGGCGATGGCGCGCGAGGCGGAGGACGACCTCCGCGACGGCATCATCACCGACTGCTCGATCGGCTACCGCGTGCACGAGATGGTTCTCGAGCGCGCCGGCAAGGACGGGGAGTTCCCGACCTACCGTGTGATCAAGTGGGAGCCGCTGGAGAACTCCTTGGTTCCCATACCTGCCGACATCACTGTCGGTTCGGGGCGGACGGCCGTCGAGGGCCGCCTCTCCTCCATTCGTGTCCTCGACACCCCACCACCGGCCCCCGGGGCCACGGAGACTGCCATGGAACTCACCGCGGCCGACGAGGCCCGCAAGCAGGGCCTCAGCAAGGCGATCGACATTCGCACGCTGGCCACCCGCCACAACTACCCCGCCGACAAGATCGACGACCTGATCCGCTCGGATGTGAGCCTCGAGTCGGCGGCCGTCGCGATCCTCGCGCACGTCGATGAGCGCGGACAGCTCGCACCCCCGAAGCCGTCTGTCGAGCTCACCGAGCGTGAGCAGCGGCAG